AATCGCTCCATGCACGATATTGTTTCCGGTAGATTGTATCAACTGTCAACTCTAAATGCTGATCGATATCGACAGGGTAAATCGACATATAATTTCAATGTTCTCATCTTTTGTGGTCGACTGTATCTGGTAGTTAAAGTTGGTGGTGTTACCAACATTCTTTACCGAAGAAAAACATCCAGATCTATGGGAAATTCTGAATAGAACCCCAAAGGGAATAGCATCTCTGTTAGTAAAACATACATCAATTGATTTCTATCTTGGTAAACAAACACAGTTTGCCGAGAATCTTTGCAAACAATACAATCAACCGGTTCTGTTGATCGTTGATGACCTCGGTGCCGTGGTTAGCAATAGGATTCCCGTTCTTCAAGACATTGGGTTTGCTAGCATAATGTCTGCCGAACAATGCTATCAAGAAATTTCTCATTTTCTAGGTAATGTTCTTCGAGAAAATCCAGACACAAAGCCACCGGTTGAGATTGATGATAAGTACAAGATTATCGGCGCGGGTTTTGACACAAAGACGTCATTTCGTCATCGGAAATGAAATTTGATTAACCATGTGCACAACGCTTGATAATATGGTTATTATTTTGGAGGCACAATGAAACAATATACACCTGAAGCTGAAGCCAAATTTGAATCACAACTTGATCACGTGATGGGTAAAGTTCGTTCACTTCTTCTGGAAAAGAATAAAGCATATGGGGATTCAGCTATGAATCCCGTTCGCGTTTTTTCCAAGATGAATGCAATGGAACAACTTAAAGTTCGAATGGATGATAAGCTGTCTCGTCTTGCTCGCGGTAACGAACTTAAAGATGAGTCATTTGACGATACAATTCTGGATCTTACAGGATACCTATTCATTTACATGATCCAACGCGAAGACGAAAAGTCTCGCAACTTCAACCCATGCTAACCAAGAAACTATAAGGAACTCTATACTATGAATCTTTCAAAGAATACTCTTACCGTTATTAAGAATTTTTGCGACCATCAACGGCTCCATCATGCTCAAAGAGGGTAATAAGCTTGCTACTATCTCTGAAGGCAAGAATGTGATGGCAGAGGCTGTAGTTGAAGACACTTTCCCAATGGATTTTGGTATCTATGACCTGAATGAATTCCTTAATGTAGTATCGCTATTCCCAAATACCGATCTAGAATTTACTGAAAAGTATGTTCTAGTATCCGATGGGGGTGTCAATAAGATCAAATACTTTGCTGCCGGCGAAGGTATTGTAAAAGCTGCACCAAGTAATATCCGTTTCCCATCACCGGAGATTGAGTTCTCTCTTGGCGCAGATCGACTAGCGATGATCATCAAAACCGCATCAGTACTTAAGGCCTCAGACGTCTCATTCGTTGGCGCAGATGGTAAACTATCGGTTCTAGTTGCTGATAAGAAGAACGATACTGCCAACGCTTATACCGTTGAAATCGGTGAATGTGAACAAACTTTCAACTGTAATCTTAAGGTCGATAATCTAAAGTTCCTAACCGGTGATTATGCCGTTGCGATCTCAAGTAAGAAGATCACTCGATTCAAGAACACTCAGACCGATCTGACATATTACGTTGCCGCAGAGGCCGACTCTAGCTTCTAATCTTCACAAGAGGGAGTCTTGGTATACAATCTCCCTCTTCTATGATACAATACATTTTTGCTATGGAGAATGTGATGAGTGGAGTGACAAACCAAGAACCTAAGAAAATTACAATTTCCGAAGAAGAGTATGACGCACTTCTGTGTGATTCAATTCTTCTAAATTGTCTTCGGATGATGGGTGTCGACAATTGGGATGGTTATGATGATGCTATTGAGCAATATCAAGAAATCGTACAAGAAGAGGAAAAGTGATGAGTGTTATTGAACAAATGCTTTGGGTAGAAAAATATCGCCCACAGACTATTGATGAGTGTATTCTTCCAGAAGCAACCAAGAATATGTTCAAGGAATTTGTTGCACGTGGTGAACTTCAAAACGCTTTATTCTGTGGATCTGCTGGTGTAGGCAAGACTACTGTTGCTCGGGCGCTTTGCAATGAAATTGGTGCCGATATTCTATTCATTAACTGTTCGGAAGATTCCGGCATCGATACACTTCGCAGCAAGATTCGCAATTTTGCTTCGACTGTATCTCTAACTAATTCCAAGAAAGTTGTTATTCTGGACGAATTCGACTATGCCAATCAAAATTCGCTCCAGCCAGCTTTACGTGCCGCGATTGAGGAATTTGCTAATAACTGCCGCTTTATTCTGACATGTAACTTTAAGACTCGGATTATTGAACCAATCCACTCTCGCTGTGCGGTAGTTGAGTTCAAGATTGATAACAAAGACAAGCCAAAGATTGCCGCACAGTTCTTCAAGCGTATAACCAATATTCTAAAGACTGAAGGTATTGAGTTTGAACCACACGTTGTTGCCGAGATTATCAACAAACACTTTCCAGATTTTCGGCGTGTTCTGAATGAACTTCAGCGGTATTCGGTATCTGGTAAGATTGATGCTGGTATTCTTGTTAATCTTGGTGATGAGTCATTCAAGACTTTGGTCAAGCATTTAAAAGCCAAAAATTTCACTGAGGTTCGCAAGTGGGTCGGTCAGAATTCCGATATTGAAACTAGTGCGTTATTTCGTCAATTATATGATAAAGCCACTGACGTTTTAGAGCCATCTTCAATCCCTCAACTAGTTCTATTACTAGCCGATTATCAACATCGAGCCGCTTTCGTCGCAGATTCAGAGATTAACATCATGGCCTGTATGGTCGAACTGATGAGCTCGTGCAAATTTAAGGAATGATCATGGACTTATTTACTATTGTCGGCGTCGCAATCGTTTCATTTGGTGTCGGTATTATGTCAGGTATTTCAATCTGCCGTCGAGCTGAAGAAAAACGCGCTAATATGATCCTCGACGAAATCGAGAGGATCGTGGAACAAGAGCGACAACATACCCTATATGTAAAGGTTGACATTGTTGGGGATGTCATCTATGTGTATGAAAAAGAAACAGACAAGTTTCTATTCCAGGTGAAGAGTTTCGATGAGCTAAAAGAAATATTGGCTGAACAGTTTCCAAATCGTAACATCCTCACATCGCGCGAAGATATGGACAAACTGGATGCACATGAGCCCATTTGACTTCATCAATACCATCAACTCAACGAAGACTGATCTTCTAACCGAGGATCCGCTTCTTGAAAAAGACTATGTGCCATATGTCATTAATAGACAGATGTCATATTTCTATGATACGGTACTATTCAGTAATGAGATGAATCGGTGTCATGGTGTTCCTAACAAGTGGCAATACCATTTCTATCTTCATGGGATTCGTAAAGGTAAACGATTTGCCAAGTGGTCGAAGCCACCAGTAAAGACAAGTGATCTAGAGCTCGTTATGTTGGCATATAACTACAGTAAGACGAAAGCAGAAACGGCTCTCAATATTCTATCCGAAGAACAGCTAAAACAGATTCGAAAAATGTATGAAACTGGTGGCCGTTAAAGTTAATAATAAATAATGAGTCCTTAAACTATGTGAGTGAGGCTCATGATGACACAAAAGAACTACTATGATTGGACCATTGATTGTCTATTGGAAGTGAAACTGTCAGATCCAGATGACTTTCTAAAGATCAAAGAAACGCTAACTAGAATTGGGGTCGCGTCTAGAACAGGTGATATACTTTACCAAGTCTTGCAATATTCTTCATAAACAGGGTAAGTATTTCATTACACATTTCCTTGAAATGTTTGCTCTAGATGGAAAACCAACTACTTTGACTTATCGAGATATTGAAAGACGAAACACGATTGCTCATCTTCTTGAGGAATGGGGTCTGTTAAAAATTCTTGATAAAGAAAAAGCAAGGGATCGAGTACCCTTGAATGAGGTGAAAATCATTTCGTATAAAGAGAAAGATAAGTGGAAGTTGGTGTCAAAGTACACTGTTGGAAGTCGTAAACGTTAATTTTAAAAGGTGAATAAATAATGGAAGAAAATCTACTAAGCATTGAACTTACTGTAGCTGAAGTTAACGTAATCCTTCGATCACTAGGGAAGCATCCATTCGAAGAAATTGCCACTCTGATTCAAAAAATCAAACAGCAGGGTGAAGTTCAACTCGCCGAAATGCAACAAGGACAAGCTGAACAACCCGAATAAGAATTCCTCGGGAAGGGAACCAGTGTGCATGTGTGCTGGTTAAAAATCACATGCAAGAATCCACCTTAGGATCGTTTGGTGCTACGTAAAGGTGTCCAGGGTCATTACACTGCTCCCCTGAAAGTGAGCGCCGGATTAAGTAACCGGCAAATCTCCATGTCTTTGGAATGGAGTTTTTTAATTAACTTTCTGCCTAATAGGAGAAAACAACTATGAATAATCTATCTGTATTTGGCTCAGCCCTCAAAACTTTCGATAAATTTTATATCGGGGTAGATCATCTTGTAAAAATTCAAGAAGATATCACTAAAACAATAGGGGCATATCCTTTTTATAATATCAAGAAAACTGGCGATAATAGTTACAAAATTGAACTGGCGCTCGCGGGTTGGAGCAAACAAGAAATTAGTTTAGAACTAAACGGTGATAAACTTGTTATTAAAGGGGAGTCTGATGATAAAGAAGATGACTCAGACTATTTCTTCAAGGGCATTTCTAAAAGATCATTTACCCGCAGTTTTATGTTAAACAATGGAGTAGAAATTTGCGGGGCTACATTTGTTAATGGGGTTTTGTCCATCGCATTAGAGCGCATTATTGCAGAAAATAATAAGTGCAAGAAAATTGAAATTGACGAATTTTCTGACTCTAAAACTCGTCAATTTCTAACAGAATGATAATCAACTAAGCTCACCAGAAAGATATCGTGGATCATCCTTTGAAACGCGATATCTTTTTCCGTTTTTATCTTTAACAAAAATTCTTCCTTTATTCATTCCGACCAATTCTCCAGAAAGATATCTTGGGTCGTCTTTTGAAACTTTAAATATATGACCAGACGAATCTTTTACGCTGATTTTTCCTTTATTGGGATGAACCAATTCCCCAGAAATTCGTCTGGGGTCATCCTTTGATACCATGATGGTGTTGCCGTGTAGATCTCTCATTGGCACTAAACCCATGGTTATACCAACTAATTCTCCAGAAAGATATCTTGGGTCGTCTTTTGAAACTTGAAATTTATTACCAAAGCAATCCTTGACGACAACCTTTTTATCATTTACACTAACTAATTCTCCAGAAAGATATCTTGAATCATCTTTTGAAACTCTAAACGTATTGCCGAAAGAATCTTTCACTGTAACTTTTCCAATAGATGCAATAGATAATTCTCCAGAAAGATATCTCGGATCATCAGTTGAAGTGAGCGTCATATTCCCCGAAGAATCTATCATTAAAGCTTTTCCGGCATGAACAGAAACCAATTCACCCGATAGATATCTTGGATCGTCTTTCGAAACNTGAAAT